GAAAATGGCAACGGATCTGGATGAGGAGATTGATGCCTTTGAGACTAATGTGGATTGGGTTCTGAGTGAGGCCAATGGTAAGACCATGATTAGCCTTGATGAGCCGAAGGCGAAGGCGGCATGTGCAAGTATGACTATTCCTAAGATTGTAAGGACGTATGAATGGAGCAATGTCAATTTACCTTCGTTAAGTGAGATTGTAGAAATGGCTACTAAGACTGAAGAGAGTGAGGAGAGGACGGAGGTAAAAGACACGTCGCATGATAGTGGATGTTAAATAAAAGGAATCTTAGGGACTAGGATCTTAAGGAGTGGAGTCATAGGGGCGGAGCCCCTATAGGGGTCATAGGGGCGGAGCCCCTATAGGGGGTCTTAGGGGCGGAGCCCCTATAGGGGGTCATAGGGGCGGAGCCCCTATAGGGGGTCTTAGGGGCGGAGCCCCTATCCCTATCTTGGCGAAGAGCAAATTGACCGTGGCAACAACGATAAGTTGCACAATTATTTATATCCCCATTCAGCACACAGGCTTCAAGCCTCAGTGTTCAATGATCAATTAAATGTGCGCAGAGTTACCATCGCTGTGCACATTCAACTATAACAGTTAGGATTCAAAACATTGCTGAGATATGGCTTAGTGGTGTTCAACTCCCAACATTCGATAAAATCCAGGATAAAGGTAATAGGAACTGTCAAATCCTCGCGAACCTCCAGGCTGCCAAGATAGGGATTTTTTTGCTAGGTAATCAGCAGCTATGGCCCAGTGCCCAATATGTCTTGAAGTATTTAAAGAAGATGGCGCCCATGTTCCCGATTTACCCTGTGACTGTTGCCTCATCGTGCATCTAGAATGCTGGGCACAATGGTCCGGTAGTTGTCTCTATTGTAGAGAAGAAGTTCGAGAGTTTCCAAATGTAGTAGAGCCTCAGATACAGTATATTCAACAAAATATACCATACTATCATGCGGGTGATATTGCGTGTATTATTATTATATGTTACGCAATATATTTTTATCTTATTATAAATTTTACATAGTAGAAATGCCCTGGGTTCCTCCAGCGCGGTGGGTCGTAATCGCCCAATATAGAGTAATACCACTTCCCATAAGACCAATTCCTCCAGTACCCAAAAAGGGTTCATCGACGAGGAAAGTTCTAAGCATGATTGCAAAGAAGAAGTCCGGTCTAAAAAAGGAAGACAATGCTAAGGCAGATGGGCCTAATGATGTCTAAATATTACATTGATTCGCACGATCCTCCGCCACTGAGGGTGGTAAAAGGAATTTCCGTATATTATGGAGGCAAGGTCTATATTTTGTATTCAAATCTTGTATTATCTGACGGAATAGAAATACATGCAACCGACGATGATATTGAACTATCATATCCAGCAGATGATAAGGTCGTATTTTCTTTAAAAGAGAATCTAGTTCATTTTATACTTATTAGCCCGCTTGGCGACGATGAGAAACAGAATGTGCCTAGAAAGGCACCCATGATAAAGACAGAATCAGTAAAATACCCGTGGCGTTCAGAATATGATGGCATTCGAGTGTCTAAGATGACTGAAGAGGAATATAAGGAGTCCTGGCATTCTAGATCGATGTTTTCTATGGGCTAGAATAGATATGGCAAAGACACGTAAGGCTAATAAGGTAAAGCGAACAAGGAGGGTAGCTAGGCTAAGAAAAACACGGCGAGGTGGTGGTCCTTCGTGTTATAAGACAGATAAGAATGGCAAAATAACCCGAACATGGTCGTGCACAACTGCATGTGGAGAAAATGGGGACTGCGAGCCACTTGATTAAGTAAAAATTTGATTGATTTGTTTTTGATGGTATAACTACCAAAAACAAGGCATGATAAAGCCATGGACCACAGAAGACACTCAGAATCTACTGCGACACGTGAGTTCAAAGAAGAAGGTGGATGAAATTGCACGACTTCAACGGCGAACCGTTGCGAGTGTTGAATCTAAGCTAAAGAGTATTGCTGCTCAGTTATATTTCAACGAGGATTTGCCTTATGAGGAAGTTGAGGTGCGAACAGGAATTAAGAAAGAAGCATTGATAGTCAGGCGTATGCCTGGTGCTTCTACTGGATCGCCGAAAACTGTAGCTGCGCTTGAGCCTATAGCTAGACTAGAACCTGTAGCTGGGCTTGAGCCTGTAGCTGCGCTTGAGCTTGTGCAAGTCATCACAACCCAGAGTCCATTTAGCCTGGAAACACTGTCAACCCTACTAATTTCAAGTGTTTCTTGCCTACTTACGCCCAGCTGATGGCCCTGCGCCAGAAGAAGACCCATTTGTAATCGCATAATTTATTTTTACTGGACCCTCATTTAAAGCAAGCTTCACTTCTTCATACTTATTAATCATAACCTTCTTCAGTCCCTGCACAATCTCGGGATGAGAAACATCTTCAACATCCTTAAATCTCAGCTTATACTTAGCTAAGATCAATTCCGGCACTGCGGGCGAAATTTCCATTAGCCGCTCTATCTGATCTCTCGTAATCTTCAGAATATCCTTCGCTGCAACGCGCTCAGCCTTAGGTAAACTCAATTCAATAGCGAGAAATTTAGAAATTTTCTGATACTGAATTGCAGAAATACGATGAGCCTCGGTTCTCTTGGCCCACGCAAAATACGAACCAAGGGTGGATAAGACTCCCGTGAATAAACTCACTAGACCAAGCGCAATTGAGGACACCTGGGGATTTGTGAAAATTGTCTGTGAACTCCCGGATAAAAAGCCATTCACCGTGCTCAAAATAATTACCGGAAGGGCAATGCAATTTGTATGAACTGAGAAATACTTTTCACATTCCGTATGGAGCCAGGATAAACCCGCGCTTCTTTCGGCTTCTTCAGCTACCAGAATTTCTAAGGAATCATTCCAGGAAATTATTGGTTCTATGCTATCCCCCATTCTATATTTGGGGCCTTTTTAAAAATATACGCAATATATAGAAAACAAATGGCTACTACACTTGGACCAGCAGGAGGTACAACTGTAGCTGCACCTTACAGCCTACCAGAACAGGTAGGAACTATTGCTACTCCGATAACGTATCTACCAGAATTCCCTGTGAAAATGGACACTGACGGAAGTGTAGTAGTAGATGTGTCTCGTGGAGCTGGGGCTGGCCGTTACGTGGAAGCCAATTTAGATGCAGTTATTAAAAAGTATAAGATAGCAAGGGATGCTCAGATGACTGCAGCAAATACTGCACTAAGCAGGACATTTCAAACAAAAAGAAAGGTTAATGCTAACATTGCCGAGGCGCAGGAAGCTTATGTAAAAGCACAGAAAGCAAAGGCAAAATATAGTACTTTTACTAACGAATATAAAACGGCTAAAGCTGATAGTAATGCCGCCGCGGCCAGAATAAGAGCATTAGGAGGTGTGCCTAATTCAGGTAATACTCAGCGCGAGCGTAGAAGGTACGGAGTTAAAGCATTCGGACAAAGAGTTAGTAATTTCGCATCAAGATTAGCAGGAACGATGGGTGCAAGTAATGCTGCCAAAGCAAAGAAGCAAGTTGATGCTGCAGTATTAGAGAAAAAGAGGTTATGTGGGTGGACATTAGGTGGGAGGGTAGCCCCCTGGAGACATAGAAGTGAATGTGGTAGAACTACTGCCGATATAACTAAACAAGTAATTGAAAAACTAGATGCCGAAGCTGCTGCTGCAAAAGCTGCTGAAGGAAATTCTGCAGCCGGCGGTTCAAGGAAGAGAAGGATGAACAAGAACTCCAAGAAGACCAGACGCCATTAATCAAATCCCACATTTATTTCAACATCGCGTCTACACAGAGTCTGCGGAGGCGATGTCTGAAATGCAGATCGAACCCTCTTACTTGTAGGCAGATCAGTAGTCTCATTTGACGAATTTGTCGTATTACGCGTTGACCGAGATCGGCTGAGCTGCTTCATATGAGTATTCATCTCAGCCTCCACAGTCTCACGATGCTTCTTCAAATATTCAATTACATTTTTTTCGATGGCCCATCTGAAAAAGTTTAATTTACCCACCGTCGTGACGAATTGCTCGGTCCCAGGAAGCGAGAACATAATTCTCTCACGCCTGCAAAAGGGATCAAAGAGTTTCTTCGAATACGCCTTTAACTGACTCTTATAACTCATGTATACCATGAATTCCTGGCCTCCCAGAATATATCCAATGGTATGTCTCTTTGCATAGTTAGTCACAAACCAGTCAATCAGTCTCAGACTTATAATACTCGTGCCCTGTAATAATTCCATGATTTCTTGTAAGTCGGTTCTCTGAGAATAAAATGTCTGAAGGCTCATGATGATGAGCTCCTGTTTACAATGAATCTTACGCTTTCGTGTCTGAGTATCAGGGACCGTGCTTTCTATGGCCTCGCCTATTACACTATTCATATACTATGTTCTTTTACTGATTTCTTAAGTCTTGCTTCTAAAGTAGATATGTTCTCAGGTGGGCATGATCCACGCGTGAGTCTTCTTCCGGATAACCCTAATGCACATATATCAGCAGTGCAAGGAGGTGGTGGCTTGCAAGATGGTGGTTCACGCGTTGAACAAGTTGCACCAGTTGAACAAACCAAGGGATGGTATTCTATGCCACTAGAACTAAAGGAAACCCGAGAATATAAGCCAGCCATAAATCATACCGCACTAAAGAAATTTCAGTCAAGATGGAAGCAAACCCTCGGTCCAAATATTCCATCACGCAGAAAACCCAGAGTGGATCCGCATATTATTACTGGATCTCTGAATACCACTAGCCACCCTACATATTTAGTTGCACCCTTACGCGGCAATGAAGATGCTGCGAATAAGGTATTTTCCTGGGCAACTCATCTGATGGAAAAGGATGCATCTAATCACATAGTCTTTATGGGGCCACTAGCTGACAATAAGACGAGTGGTGTAATTGAAACTGGAATTATGTCCCTATTATCACTATACCCAGGGCATATTATTTACGTTTCTGAAGAGCCCATCGAATTACCATCGCTACAGGGACTCATATTACAGGCAATTCCGAATACAAGCAAACAAGTTGTCCTCGGATTTATTCCTAATCAGGATCATGTGTATAATCGATCATTTCGAAATTTAGATCAATTGAGGGTTGAGACGGTGAGGGTCCCCTTTTCTAAGAAGACAGAGGAAGAAACGGGTAGTGGTATGGTTCATATTTCATTCAGTGATCCGAAGGCAATTAAGCATCGTGTAAAGGACTATGATGTGAGAAGTCTTACTAGAACTATATCATTCAAGGTAAATCCCGGCTGGGTTACACAGCTTGTGTATAAGGATGATGAGATGCATGGTGGAGGCACTAAACGATTTACCCTTGAACAAGGGTTAGATACTGAAAATCCTCCTGGTGATGCTGCTGCTCCTCCTGCACCTGCTGCTGCCCCTGCTGCTGAGGCACCTGCTCCTGCTGCTGCCCCTGCTGCTGAGGCTCCTGCTGCTGCTGCTGCAGCTGCTTCTCCTGCAGCTGCTGCTGCTCCTCGCCCTGGTAATGGAAGGCTAGCACTACAGGCTCAAGCAAATGCAAACGCCGCTGCCGCAGTTCCTAGTGCACTTCCTAGTGCACTTCCTACTCCTGTTGCTACAGCAAATGCTGCTTCTGGTTCTGCTCCTGCTTCTGGTTCTGCTCCTGCTTCTGCTCCTGCTCCTGCACCTGCTCCTGCTCCTGCTCCCGCTCCTGCTCCTGCTCCTGCTCCTGCTCCTGCTCCTGCTGCAGCAAATGCGGTTCCTGCTCCTGCTGCAAGGCGTGTTACATGGCCTAATGAAGAAGGGACGGGTCAATTAAAAGAAGTAAGAAGTGTTACTAAGGGAATCAATGAAAATACTGCAAACAATCTGCCTGTAAACGCTGAAAATACTGAAAATAATGCAAGCCCTCAAACTAACATTAAGGTGGTATCCGATAGTAGAACATTTAAGGTCAGGTTTCCCTCAGATAAAACAATGGCCAGATGGAAAATGGGTAAGTTTACGAAAAGCGAGCGAATGTTACTAGAAAATCAAGGGCTCATGTATAACAAGGATATATATCCATTAATTCTTAAAGCCTATGCAAGCCATGCATGTGATACTGAACCAAGCGCACAATTAAGTGAATCATGTAATATTATTCGATATTTACAGGAAAGAAAGCAATTAGATAAGTTTGATAGAAAGACTCCGCAGATACTTGAAGAAGACAGTGGTGCCGAGGAAGAAGATGAAGAGGTTGAAATGTCTCAAGAGAATGAAGTGGCTCAAGAAGATGACGAGGCTGAAAGAACTCAAGAAGCTGAAGGGGCTGAAGGGGCTCAACAGGCTCAACAGCAGTCTGCTGCTCCTGCTGCTCCTGCTCCTGCTGCTCATCCCGCAGCTACCGCTGCTGCTCCTGCTGCTCCTACTCGTATGATTTCCAGGCCAGAAATTCAAGGTAAATTACCTAATATTAAAACTAAAGTCCATGAGAATGAAGAAGTATCGGGCGGTGGCACTCAAGCAGGCCTTGCTAGTATGCAAGGTAAACGTCAAACCCAGGAGGATTCTCATATAGTAAATGCTAAATTACCAGATATGGAGTGGTATGTATCTGCAGTATTTGATGGGCATGGTGGCTCAGAAACTTCCACGTATTTACAAACAAATTTTATTAATGAATTAAATAAACGAATTCCTAAGGGTATACCTGAAGAATCATTAAAACAAATAATACCAAATTTCTATAAAGCACTTGATATACAAATTAAAGGAATAGCAGGAGAATCAGGATCTACTGCAATTGTTGTAATTGTAACACCTACAAAAATAGTAGTAGTCAATCTAGGAGATTCACGTGCAATTGGTATAAAAGATGGTGCCGTTGTATGGAAAACAGAAGATCACGATCCCAAAACGAATCAAGTAGAACAAGAGCGCATAGCTGCTGCAGGATATAGTTATGATAAACTGGGTGGTCATATAGATAAAGGATGTGGTATAAATGTGTCAAGGGCTTTTGGAGATACTCGTTGTAAGGTGTATGAAGAAAATGGAAAACTAGCTTCTCCAAATAAACAACCAGTATCAAATGAACCAGAAATTACCATTTATGATAGGGATACAGTAGATTATATTGTAATTACATGCGATGGAGTATGGGATGTATCAGGTGATCCTCTAAGACGTGAAGAAGTGGCTACCTGGATAAATACAAACAAGCAGCTGAGCCCAAAGGAATTAGCTGATGATCTTATTGATAATGCACTTATACTTGGAAGCGGCGATAACATTTCGGCAATTGTTATTAAGGTTTCTGCGGCTGCGCCTCCTGCTGCGGCTGCGCCTCCTGCTGCATCTGGAGGTGGTAAGAAAGGTTCAAGGCGATCACGTCTAAGGTCTAAGAACAAGACTGTAAAATTACGGTTCATTTATTAAATTCATTAGTTGCCTTAAGAAGACAATGAATGAATTTGTTTATATTTTTGGCTTTTTGCTGGTAAGTTTTTGCTGGCTTTTTTCTAAAAAGCGATTTACACGCGAGGGAACCGGCTTTGCCGGCAAACCCTTGCGTGCTTACACGCGAGGGAAGCCCACTAGGTTGGCACCCAGACCGAAGCCAGCACCCTGGCGGGCAGTCACGGCAATGGAGGGGGTGAAGGTATCAAGCACGGCAAAGGTGGCAAAGGCAGCCGTGCCAATGGTGAGGATCTCACCAAAGTTGGGCTTCTTGGGGTTGAGCACTAGCACGGCCACGAAGGCCACCACTAGACCCTCAATTAGGTACTTAAGAACAGAGGTTAAAAGGTCACCAAGAGAAAAGTCCATCTTATACTTGTCCCCTAGATTTTTTGTGCGTAAGATACTTTAAGAGAATTTCATATGAAGAGTCATAGAAATGTCTGCACCAAGGGAGGACTTTTTAGAGGAAGATCCGGAAATTCGCAGTCAGAAATTCGTGCTCCTATCCTTCCTGAGCCCGGAAAATATCCTCGACAGCAAGGATCAATTCTTTTTCGGTGAATTCGTAAAGCAATATGAGATCGACTATAAGATTCGCAACCTAGAGACCTTCCTAGTTTCCATTGTCCGGGGTATTAATGAAAAGTTAACCAAGGAGTCTGATAAGATGGATGCATCAGGAGCAGATCTGAGCGGCGTCGCAGCATCTGCACTTGCAGAAGCATCAGCCCTTTGCCGTAAGTCTCGCCTAAATATTGGCAACATCCTGGAGTCCTACACAGCCTACGTGAAGGAAAACGACGCAAATATCAAGAAGACAACGATCAAGGAGGCCTATGACGATTTTATGTTTAAGAACCAGACTAAGCTCGAGGAGGCATTCTTTGCCAAGAATGAATTCAGAACTAGTATTCGTGGGCTGAAGGTCCGGGGAGTAACTGGCACACACGGTGAGGCCGTAGCCATGTCAAAGAAGCTCCAGCGTAATGATACTATCCACAATATCTTCCTGGGTGAGGTGGGTAAGTGGCTACCCTGGGATCCTAAGCCCCATCAGGTCCAGGATCAGGAATACGCAGAGGATCAGCTGAATACGCTCATGAAGCGTTATAAGGACAATGAGGATGCACGTGATAAGTTTGTAAGCGAGCAGCGCCAGGAGCAGTCTCGTGGTGCAAAGAAGGGTCCTGTAATCTCAGGCTCTGATGGCAACCCAGTATCCGGGGAATCATCAGAGGGTTGGGGTGCGATGTTTGGTGCTGCACCTGATCTGGCTATTCAGAGAAAGCAGTCGGCCGAAGGCACAAGCGCAGCTACAAGCGAAGGCACAAGCGCAGCTACAAGCGAAGCTACTAGCGCAGCTACAAGCGCTGCCACAGATCTCTCAGGTAACACTGCTTAATCAAGTAACATTCCAATCTGACTATATGCAGCTCCCTGATCTGCAGCCACTATATTTATGCAATTATTACCCTGGCAGAAGGTTCCTTCAGGACAAGGAGCCCCCTTCCTGGCGCACGGCGCATTCAGACCATTACACTCCTTGGCCGTGCAAGAAGACATGTCAGTTATCTGTGGAGGAGGAGTAACAAATCCTTCAGAACAGAATCCATTTGCACACTTCTGACCCATCGGGCAGTGGTTATTTGCTAAGCAAGGAAGCTTAGCAGAAGCACCACTCATTCTCGGAGCATAGCTACTACCCCTGGAAAACTGCATCATTAAAAGAATGCCTAAGGCAATAACTAAAGCTATGCATACAACTGATAGTAATCTCATCTGAATAAGAATGAGAAATTTACCTCGCTAATAGACTGGTAACTGATTATATAATAAGGCCGGCTTGCTAGGAGAAGCGCAAAATCCATTCATACATTGTAGGCCATGGTGGCAAGTAGGTAAGTCTACACCACACCTTACACCGGGCATACCTGCCTGGAATCCCTCGTTGCGATACGGATATACAAATAGACCATACGCAATGCATAAAACACCAATCAAAAATACAATTTCCATTATCTATTACTAGTATTTGAAATATAATCCTTGTAAAATGCAGTATCCATTGCAAACTGTATTATATCAGTATAACGCGAAGATACCCATAAATCCATGTGACCATTATTTACAAATGTATTCGATGGTGTAACCATATATGCCGTATATAAGAAATAAAGATCACCTTGTAACTTACCTAATGCTATCCATGGACTTACGCCTGCTTCGCCTGCCTTAATCCAATAATATTCCTGAATTGTATGAGGAAAGGTATCTGGATATGTGCCTAAATTGACTTCTGGTCCCGAGTGAATTGGTCTAAAAATGTGTTCAAGAGAATAGCCATATTTTTCTCCGAAAAATACTAGAGGAAACATGATATCTGCATCATCTATACTGTCTGATTTGCGAATACTTAGAATTCGTGAATCAGACATCTAATGGTATTACCTTAAAAAAACTTTAACCTCTTCCCTGGCGCTAAATATAGCGGATCAGTCTCCTTGATATCAAACGCATCTACCCACTCCTGGAACTGCGGGACTATGCGATCTACTCTATCCTCTTCTGGTGCATGAACATCCTTGCTAATAGAAAATAAGAGCGACTTTTTTCTATATAATGTTGCCCATGAAGACGCATACGAAATGAAGAAATTGCGATAAGCCTCTTTTATCTGAGCATCACTGGCCTTTAGCTCAGATAATTCACGTTTCAGACAATATAAGGAAATCGTAACGCCCCCCAAGTCCGCCCAATTCTCACTTAGCGTTCGTTTCCCATTTATCCTTCTTCCATAATGTGTAAATGATCCAAAGAAATTAGATACCTTTCGAGTGCGTGCCTTAAATAAACGACGACTCTTTCGTGTCCAAGTTTCCTTGTATTGACCCCTTGATGTGAACATAGATCCATCTAAATCAAATGCATGAGTGATTTCATGACATATGATTGCTCCTATTCCACCATGATTCCATCCTAGTTGTTCTTTAGAAGCTTTATCTGAATAAAACGGATAGTGTAACATTCCCCAGGGTAAATATATATCATTGGACTCTGGAAAGTAAGATGCATTTGTCATATAGCAAGGATATTGGCTGTGAATTGTATCAAGTGTTTTACCAGCGAACTCCGGTATAAGCTTAGTTCTGGCAGTATTTATTGAGCATAGAGTATGAAGAAAACTATCTGGAGTATATGTTACAGATGGTAAAGGACTTAACTTAGAATTACCTACTATAAATTTCATGCGACGCAACTTTTCAATTATTTTCACCATGGTTTTCTTTTCTAGAAATGTGCTATTCTGCATATAGTCTATTGCACTGCCCTGTAATCTGGAAACAAACCCCTTGATATTTGCTAGGACTTTAGAATTACAATGCTGTTTAGAATATAAGGCACATAAGGCATCAGGTAGCAGTTTCTTTGTCATACTTAACATCTTAACTTCCAATGAAAGTTCCTTATGTATTCCATAT